CTAGACCCTGCTTGATGAGCTTGTTCACGGCTTCTCCCGCAGCTCCACCGCCGCCGGCAAGAGCCAAGGACGCTGGAATGCCTCCTGGTGCCCCCGCAACGCCTCCAGCGATCATCCCGGCCACCGGCAGCACGTCGCCAGCCACGTCTGCGTAACTGGCAAGTGGATGCGTCTCCTGTCCCCTTGGCAGGAATGAAACGCGCTTCCCACCTATGTTGATGACCGGACGACCGAAACTGTCTTGGCTGACATTCCCGGCCCCATAGGCTTGCTGTAGGAACCGCAGCTTTTCCTTGGGCGAGAGTAGGCTGTAAATCGACCTATTCTTGATATCGGGAACGCCAGAATAGTCAACTCCGGTATCCTGCTGCTGCAGGAATCGTTTTCCTGACTCTACGCGCTGTGTAACTGCGGCCTGTTCTTTCAGAGGCTGAACATTGCGTTCCTTGAAGGCGCGTACCTTCGCTTCCAGCTCCTGAGATTCAGTCGGTGGCTTATCGAATTGGTCGAACGGATTTGCAGCGATTTGCGGCGCTGTCTCTGCCTGATCGAACTGGTCGAAGGGATTTGCCATCAGCGTGCGTAACGCGCAGCAGACCCCTGTCCGTATTTCTGGTCGAATTGCGTAGCAAGGCCGGGATTCGCTCTCAGCATGTTAATCGCGCCTTGAGGCGGAGTGGCACCAGTGGGCGCAGCGGGAGCGACCTGTTCGGATGAGGCATTCACATCACGGATCATCTTCTCCTGCATATCCTTCAGTGTTGCGATCGCCGTCGCTGCGTTCTGCCCAAGCGAAGTTCCTTGGATGACCTTATCCATCCTTGCCATAGCTTCCTTAGAAAATCGCTTATCGGCACGCATCAGTTGAACGCGGGATTTAACGTCTTGCAGGCGCGACTCGAATAGGTGAGCATCAGATTGAGCTTGAGCCGGGTCTATAAATCCGGTGACGGCTTCGTATCCGCGAGACAATACCCCCCTACCACCAGCGATGCTTGGATTCTCTTCGAGCATCGACACCAGGGAGTCGATGTCATCGGAGATGCCCTGTACTTTCTGCACGGTATCCGTATGCTTACCGGCGACAACGGACGCACGCACATCTTGGCCACGTCGCGCAGTTTCGGCAGTGATGTCTTGTCCTCTAAGAGCAGTTCTTTCGGATATATCCTGGCCTCTAGTAGAAGTGTCAGCCAATAGCCGTTGACCAGCAGATGCTGGTCGCGTGCGCTCAAGATGTTCCTTGGCCGTCATCAGTTTTCTCTGTACTACAGCAGGATCGTACTGCTCTGGATCTTGTTGCAGCCCCTGCATCGCCACTTGCTGATACTGAGGCGTTTGCAGGAGCGATGCGCGCTGCCGTTGTGTGGCTCTATACCTGTCCCACGATGTCTGATCGTTCACTTGCAGCAACTCATTCTGCGCTTGCTCGCTGAACTTACCAACAAGATCGCTGTCGTGCTTGAGGATGTCGGCTTGTGTTTTCTGGCGATCAGATAACCACTTGCCGTATTCCATTCCCTTAGACGGAGAGATCGCGCTTACCTGCTCAACGGTCGGTTTCGTCCCTCCAGAAAACAGCGCCCGCAATCTCTCGTTTTCCGCAACACCGCGCTGCGCCTCTTGGCGCTGCATCAGCAATTGCTCCAAGGCGAGCGACTGCTGCGCGTCCGCCATAGGATCGCGCTGCGGAATCTGTATAGGCTTGACGCCGAGGATGATCGAAGGGTCTAGTGGCATGGCTTACCTGTCAAAACTGTAGTCGTAGGCTGGGGTTATGGAACCGCCACCGCCGCCATACGCAGCGAGCAATCGTCGCAGCGTCTCGTTCTGCTGCTGGTTCTGGTAGGCGTTGATGCCCTGTGTGGCCGCATTGCCCCAAGCGTTCGCCCCGCCGACGATGCCGGCAGCGCGTGCATTGCCAGCCGCCCCGAGGGCTTCGCTAACACCGCTCATCATGTTCTGTCCCGCCGCTCCCACCTGACCCAGCGCCGTCTGACCGGCCCCAGACACACCCGCGAGCCGGTTGTAGATGTTTCCCTGATCGGTAATGTAGCGGTTGTAGGCTTCGTTGCCCTTGGTGGCGCCATAGTCTGTCCCGAAGCGCGTCAGGGCTTTCAGCGTAGCCCCGCTATCGTAACCACCACCAGCGATAGCGCGGGCGTTGATGCCTGCTGTGCCTTCTTGCAGCCCCAGCCGCATCGCGTTCTGATAGACCGGATCGGCTTGCAGATCGGTGTCCGAGAACCTGCGCGTCAGGGAACCTGCATCAGCACCACCGTACCCGGCGTCGAGGCCGAGAAGTTGTCGCAGGCGCTCGTTGCCGGCAACACCCGTCTGCATGAACGGGGCTTGGTCGGCGCGCGTTAGGTCGTACTGGCGGCGCTGCTCAGCTATCTGCTGCTGCGCAGCCTGCGTCTGTTTCTTAGCTGCGCTACTGGAGGCGCTTGAACCTAGAAGTCCAATCGCTGCTGCACCTACGGCATACCAACTCATTTGAGCACCTTTAGTTTTGCTTGATCCTTCAGTTTGTTTCTGGCATCGAATAGCGCCTTCGGGTCATCCTCGATCAGTTCCTTCTCAATTTCATCGAGATCGGTTTTGTCAGTGCGATGCACGGTCATGCACACCGAGTCCTCAAGAGCATATACGGCACGCTTGGTTCCTGGCTTCGATACGATGACAGACGGGGCTGCGTAAGTCCTTGCGCCATCGCCCATGAATACCCTGACGCAACCCTTGGTGACGATGTAGAAGTGCTCGCGCTTGTGAACCTTACCGACAAGGATTGTCCCCGCTGGCCGGAACAGTTCTCGGGCGTACATCCCGTCAGCGAAGTAGTGAACGGTCGGCAGTTCGACCTGATCCATCTTTCTGACTTCATCCTCAAGGCGCAGGACTTTCTCCATGCCATCCAGCGTCGGGTCAGCGGAGACTATGCGAAGAGAACTCATACGAGTGCTCCAGTGGCATCACGCCAGCCGCCTGTCGTGTACCAGATCGGCTTATTCAGCGTGAGATCCATATACATCCTCCCCGGCCACAGCAGCGCCGTAGGCCGCTGCGCCGTGGTGCCGCTTTGCGTCAGGGCGTTGCAGACGTTGAACACGGCATTGAAGAAGTTGCGCCAGCCCTCGGACGGCGGCATAAGCATCCCCTCGCCGTTCTGCGTATCTACGGCGTTGGTCGGCGGGCTGTTGATGATCGAAGGCATCTCATGACTCCGGGTTCAGGCACGCGCTCACAATAGTAAGTTTCACAGGGTCCGTTAGTTGCAGCTTCGGCGTGAACGAGCGCGTCGTGCCAAGACGACGCCATTCTACTCGCGTCCGATATTCGCCGATTCTGCCCGCCGTGCGCCACATCGACGGCCCCCACGTCTTGCCATTGTCCCTGGAGATCGACAGTCCGATCTGAGGGTCTACGCCTTGGCTCTGTGTAGTGCCGATGCCGGTTTCCATATCCACCCGCATACGCTCCACTGGGAGCCACGTCAGATCCTGCGCCGAGATAGTTTCGCCGACAATCTCCCGTTCGATCGACATGCCATTGTCGGTCAGAACATCACCATCCAAATAGAGCAACTGGCCCTCTGCATAGTCTGAGATCACAGTGCGCCCGACGAGGTTGAACGAGAACTCCGCATTGTGTCGGGTGCTGCCTTGGCTTTTCAGCGAACTCCAGATGCCGGTCGAGCCGTCGTAGAGCCACGTCGCCCCGGTTCCTGAATTTGCTGACGGGAACGTGATGACGTACATCGGATGCCCGCCGAGCATGTAGCTGTAGGACGTGGCGTTGGATGTGGACGGATAGCCGTTGATGATCGAGTCGAGATCCGGGTTGGAAATCTTCTCAGGCAGGTAGCCGTTCATCTTGGCGATCATCACCTGGCCCATGCGGTTCGTGATGAGGCAGGCGAATGTGTTGTCGTACTTGGCGAGCGACCAGGTTGCTCCCAGTCCCCATTCGTTCGCGGTGCCCTGGAGGGCTGCGAACGGGAAATCCAGCGCCCCGGAATTGCCCCAGAACTCCGTCGTCCTCTGTCCGAGCAGAATCAGTTGTCCGTTGGAGACAAAGACTGCCACGATGTTGTCTGGGTTCGACTCCGCGTTGGCGAAGTTGAGCGCGTCCCACGACAGGCCGTTGTCGATGTCGGAAACGTAGAATCGACCAGAATTGACGAAGTTGGCGATAAATCTGCGGCCTAGAACTGCACAGGTAATGGGCAGCACGGGGAAATCCGGGTCAGTAATCTGTGCAAACGCGAGCGTACTGGTGTTGTAGATGTAACCCGCAGTCCCGTCCGTAATCATCACTTGGACGCCGTTATGTTCCATCGAGACGCGCCCCGTCGTCGTCAGGAGCGTGCCGCGAATCGTCTTGACACCGGAGTTATTGACCTCCCAGAGAGTGCCGCGATGCACGACATAGGCGACGTTGTTCTGCGGAAATTCAAGCCCACCACGAAGCGGCGTCGCGCCGAAGTCCACGAATAGCGTTTGCCCAGGCGTCCCGTAGCCGACCAGCATGGATTTCTCACCCTGCGGGCGTTTTTCCACATAGACGTTCTGGAGCCGCTTTGCTGATACAAACGGACTCTTTGAAGCTATGCCAATGCCGAACAAAGGAATTCTTGCCATCAGTAGCCCCGTCTCTAGTCGGCTTGTTGACCACCATCTGCATCGCTGTATATCGGATCTGAACGCATGACTCGCTGCTTGTTCTTCGAGTTGGCGCGCTTGATGTTCCCGAGCGACCGGTCGGCGATGGCAACCACATCTGGGTAGTCGCGGATCTTCGAGCCGAAGCTCGGCGCGAGCATCACAGCCAGCGCATACTTAAAGGCGTTCATGTAGCCCGGCGGGAATTCCAGCACCGTCGCCGCGTTCGTCACCGATTGAAGCAGCATGTCCATTGAAAACGTAATGGGTGTAACGGCGCTAGGCACCGGCCAGAGCGTCACCAGCCCCAGAGGATACTCGTTCACATACAGGTAGTAATCCGGGTATTCCTGCTGCTGCGTCTTGATCGAGATCGAATCGTACTCGGCCTGCGTGATCGGGACGCATGGGAACGTGGCGCCCTGAATGGTCGAATAGGCATCTGCGTTGATGCGTACCG